AGGCAAGGCAACGTTTCAGTTCACCCATCCCAAAGCCGGCTCTTCCACCGAGACCGAAACCACCACCTGCTACTGCAGCAAATACGGCATCGCTTGGCATAACGCCAAGACGAAACAGTGGAAGAATTTGAAGTTTAACATTATTGAATGCTGATTGAGAGTTAGGAGTTGGGAGTTAAAACGGGCCTAAGGTCCGGCTCTGTAGGGAACGGTCTTGACCGTTCCGGGGCTTTGCGGTAGATGCCACAACAGGATTTGCCACAAGGCGACGGGCGCACAATGTGCGCTCCTACGGGATTGCGGCCCTATTTTCAACCCGTGCGCGCACGCGCACACCTTCAACTCCTCACTCCTACCTCCTAACTAAAACCAAAGGAGGTGTATATTTGCTCCAACCAATTCTCACTCTCCCAAGCGGCACCGAGTTAAAGGGCGGCTCCCCCGGCAGCGCAGTGAAGAGCCTTACCCTGCACACTGCGGTAAACGCCGGGCAGGAATTTACCATCGGCTCTGCGTTTTCGGACTACATTGAAGCCGAAATCTGGGCGGACCCAGACGGCAGTTTACAGATCACCGCCGGGGACGCCCTGACCTACTACCGGCAGGACGATGCCGGGAGCCGAACCAAGGTGGGCATTTTCTACGCCGAAAAGCCCACCCGCACCAAGCGCAACAGCTACAAGGTCACGGCCTATGACACCATGTCCAAGCTGGATGCAGACTTCTCCGGCTGGCTGCGGGCCAATCAGGCGCAGTTCCCCAAGACCATCTGGCAGCTGGTACAGCTGGCCTGCCAGCGGGCGGGGGTTACGCTTGCCAGCAGCAGCCTGCCCATCAACGGCAGCTACAGCGTGCAGGCGTTCTATGCAGACGATTTAACCTGCCGCCAAATCATCTCCTGGGCGGCGGAAGCCGCTGGCTGCTACGCCCACATGAATGCAGACGGCAAGCTGCAATTCCTGACCTACACAGACAAGCGCAGCACAGTTAAAATCACCCCGGACGGTGCCAGCAACAGCACCGCCTATTATGCTGACAGCCTGAGCTACGAGGACTACACGGTCAAGGCCATTGAGAAAGTCCAGATCCGGCAGTCGGACAGTGACGTGGGGGTCATCTACCCCGACAGCACCACCGCCACCAACACCTATGCCGTGCAGGGCAATCTGCTGCTGACAACCGGCACCGAAGCCAACCTGAAAAGCGTTGTCCAAAACCTGTACAACGTGCTGAAAAACGTGACCTACACCCCCTGCAAAGTGGCCGTGCCCAGTGGTTCCGGCCTTGCCTGCGGGCAGATCGTACACGTTAAGGACGCACGCGGGCGGGAATTTGATACCTACCTGATGAGCGCCACAATCTCCTCTGGCAAGGCAAGCTTTGAAAGCGTGGGCAGCGCCAGCCGGGAAAGTTCCAGTGCCGTGAACAGCCAGAGCTTCAAGAACCTGACCGGCAAAATGCTGGAGATCAAGACCAGCGTGGACGGCCTGGAAGTAAAGGCCAGCGACCTGACCGGCAAGTACACCGACCTGAAAGCAACGGTGGACGGGCTTTCGGCGGAGGTGAAAAAAGACATCAAAATCACCGGCGGCGGCAACCTGATCCTGGGCAGTGAGAGCTTCAAGAACGCTGAACTGAAAGGCAATACCGGCGACGGCAGTTCTATTACCTATGAACTAACCGGCGGGGCGACCATGGCCAACACCAACTCCAACCGATATTTTCGCTGGACAACGGTGGGTGCGTATGTGGCAAAAGGCGTGACATTGTGCCTGTCTGTTATGTACAAACCCGTTTCTGGTGCGGATGAGTTCTGTATGGAAATCGCTTACACGGCGGGGTACTCCACCAGCCAGAGCTGGGCAACCATTAAGCCAACTGATCAGCTGGAGATTGAGCAGACGGACGGCTGGGTACTGCGGTATGGCCTGTGGACGCCGCCGGACAACGCCACCTTAAAGCTGGTGGATATGGGCAGTGGTACCACCCACGCTGGTACCGGCAACTACACCAACAAGTTTTCGCTGCTGCACCCCATGCTGCAATACGGCAACGCGCCGACCGCGTGGAATGCCAGCAGCGGCGACTACCTGACGCAGGAAAGCGCAAAAAGCTTATTTTCGCAGACCGCTGACGAGATCAAAACCGAGGTCACCAAGTCAGTGACCGAAACGGTGACGGCCAACGTGAAGGATACCGCCACCAGCGCTGCCAATGATGCCGTTGACAGCAAGCTGAAGGACTACGCCACCACAGCAACGGTGAACAGCCTGAAAGAAGATGTCTCCAGCATCAGCCAAAAGGCCGACAGCATCAGCACCAAAGTCAGCAGCCTGGAAGAAACCACCACGACCATTTCGGATGACCTTGACAGCACGAAACAGGAGTTCAAGACGGTCAAAGAATCGGTATCCGCGATTGATCAGAAAGCCGACAGCATCACCCAGACCGTGACCCAGCGGATCACCGGCGGCAACAACATTATTGTCGGCACCGATGACTGGAATAATGCAACCCTGGATGCAGGCGGCAATGACCTGCGCAAAAAAGGAACATACACGATCAGCGGCGAATCCGTCCATGTGACGAACAAGGCCCGGAACACCCGCTTCCACTTTGGGGCGGACAAAACGCTGGTGATTGCAAAGGGCATGACCTACTGCGCATCGGTGCTGTACAAGCTCAACTCCGGCACGGACAGCCTGTTTTTGCAGTTCGAGACCAAGAGCAGCAGCGGCACAAAAAGCTATTACGGCTCCGCGTTCAAGCAGGCCCAGCAGGACATTGAGCTGGATAATGGCTGGAAGCTGCGCTGGGCAGCCTTTACGGCGACCGCGGACGGCTATGCGGACGGCCTGTTTGTAAGCACAGCCAACGACAACGCCACCGTTACCAACGATCTGACCATCATGCACCCCATGGTGCAGATGGGCAACGCCCCCACTGCCTGGACGGCCAGCACCGGGGACTATTTGACCACCGCCGAAACCAAGACCGAGATCAAACAGACGGTGAGCGAAATTAAGCTGACGGCTTCCACCAGCGGAACTTCCAGCACCATCAAGCTGACGGCAGGCGGAACAGAGATCACCAGCGCACAGATCAACCTATCCGGCGTTGTGACATTTTCGGATTTGAGTACCTGGAACCAGGACAAGACAATCATCAACGGCGGAAACATTACCACCGGGCAGATTCACAATAAGGCGCGCACAACCACTTATGACCTGGACAATGCCTGGATTCGTATGGGCAAAGATGCTGGCACTCGTGTGGACATTGACACGGGGCGCATCCGCTGGTACTGGGAAAACAACCTGACCGGTGTGTTAAGCAGCCGGTACGGCAAATCTTATATTGGCGATAACTCCCGCTACACGTTTTTAGGCTGGTTCTCCACCGGCGACCCCAGCTTTGATTATTCCACCGGCGGGGCCACCAGCGAGTTTGTGGGCATTGCCATTGACCAGGTAGATAAGGTCATCCACTGCAATGCCAGCAAGTTTGAAATCCCCGGCAGAATTGAATGCGGTTCTTTGAGCGTGAACGGGAGGGAGATTTAATGCAGAAATTCATGCAGATTTTGGCCACGTTAGCTTTGCTGTTGGTGCTTGCATTGGTCATCCCGCTTACGCTGGCAGCCTGCGGCGGCACGCGAACCGAAGATACAAGCTATCCGCGCCCGGAATATTCCGGCTCCCCGATGGCAGAAAGGGTGATGAAATGACCACAACCGCAAAAATTGAAGAACTCCAAAAATCCGTCATCAACGCCATCAACAACAGCTGCCTGCACCCCGCTGTGGTGCGGCTGGTGCTGCTGAACGTGATCTCGATGGTGGAAGCCAGCGAGAGAGAGGTAAACAAAAGAGAAAAAGAGACAGAATCCTGAAAATCTGTTTTTTTGCTCCCGCATAATCCACACAAAATATAAGGCAATACCGCATAATTCTAAGTGCCGATACGGCGAGCGAGGTGCGGCAGATGCCAAGCCAAAAGCGCAGA